ATATTAAAATGAAGGGTCGATATAATGGTTCTGATAATGGAGCATCAATAATACTCCATCTTTATACGGTTGTCCTTCCATAACCCAATATCCATTTCTTCTTTTGGTAAACACTTTTTCTTCCCCTTCAAGTTCTGGTAGAATTTCATATTTCCCATCGTAATAGTCAATGCATCTCGTCTGGTTACAAGTGACTTCAATTTTGCAAGGAGAAATTATTTTTGTTACTGTAGCTGCGCGTTTATCAGAGTAATAGCAAATTGTACAGCCTAGACCAAGCTCTGGTATAAGGTTCTTAATAGCTTCCATTCGTTCTTTATCTTTTTCTTGCCTCCATTTGAAAAAGTCTTTTTCGTCCGATGGGCACTCTCTTTTCTCTATTTCATGAAGAATTGCAAAACTTTCTTTGCTTGTTAATTTACTCAATGTTTTCATTGCTCTATATTTTATCCGTTATACGTTGCTGTTATTTCTTTAGCATGAAGTTCTTTTCTCAACTCACCGTTCTTGTATATTCTTACAGATACGATTCTAACCGTATCGGATAGGAAACGTCCACAGTCTTTTGTTACCTTTTGCTCTAACTTAAGTGCCTTCGCTAAATCTTTCGTACGCTTTTTTATGGTGCTCTTGAATCCGAAGACGAAATCTTCGGTGTCAATCTCGAACTGATAGGTGTCAGAGTGTAATATCTGGTTAAGTTCGGATGTCATTCGTTGTATTTTGCTCATTGATTTATGCTTTAAAATTCAACAATTGCAATTTCATATTCAAGACCTGAAAGAACACCTTCAATCAAAGATTGCATTTGTTCCATTTCTTCCAACTCTGTTTCTTCAAACTCTTTTGATTCCCAGATGTTCGATGCAGTCCATTCACCATTCTCTGAAAGGAAGCGATTATCCTCTATTCTCCAATAACCATTTCTCGCATCTCTTAAACTGATTTCAACTTCTATCTTTTTCATTGCTCTTATTGATTAATTTGTTATTTTTGATATGTAAAGATACAAATAATATATTGATTACCAATAAGTTAAATTAGAAATATGCATGGCTTAAACTTTGTTTAACTATTTCATTTTCAAGTACTTCGATGTAATAATAGACTTGCTTTTCTCTATCTCCTTGTCGATGTCAATTCCAAGTTGACGATAGAACGAGCCTTTTCCGGAAAGGCTTTCACTTGCTATTTTTAAGGTTCTTTGCTCTTCTTTGGTAAATCCTATGCGAAAGGTGGAGAAAATTGCTAGTGCGGCTTTAAAATCACCGCACTGGAGTAGTGAAATAGCTTTGTTGGTTTTCGTTTCCATTAATCTATGAGTATTTCCGATCCAATCATTTCATTTGCTCTACTAGCATTTACAAAATAAAAGCGTCCCTTAGAAACATAACTGTCTTCTGATGTGTACACTTTTATAGCGTAGTATTGTCTTTGAGCTTGTGAATAACATATTTCCCAGATTGTTTTCCATTTGACAATAAACTTATTGCCTTTTGCTAGTTCTTGTTCTATTTCATCTGGTCTGAATTTAATACCGGCTAGTACTAGTATATTTTTATTTTTCATCTCCCCACAACTTTTTAGCTAGATCATATTTTTTTTGCAACTCATTCACTTCCTTTTTTGCATAAGTGAGGGCGTAGGAGTGGCTACGTGGATATTTGCCGGACTTCACACCTTCATGGTATTCTTTCGCTTGTTCCAACTTGTGTTCGTAGAAGTCAATACTTTCCGGCATAGAAAGATTGATCGTTTCAGCGCGTTTTTCCCAGTACTTGGCTACTCTTTCATGTTCGGCAGCTTTATCACTAAGCTCGACGCTTTTCCCCATATTATTCCAGGCGTCATCTATCATTTTACGATGTCCTCGTTCGCTATGGTGTCCTACTTTGATCGGCTCACCCAAAGAAAGGAAATCGCGATGTTTGTTTGATTTCTGAAAATATTCATCGCTCTTTTGTGCTGCTGATAATGCCCATTCATGCCTGCGTTCCGCTCTTTGCCTTGCCCATTCTTGTACATTGAAACCATCTGCTCTGACGATGGAATAGTAGTAAAAGCCACTTTTTTCGGCTATCAGATTAAAAACTATGCAAGAATTTTCTTTGCCATACTTGGTTGTAACTAGAATTTCTTCGCCTCTTTCGTGCTTTTCTTCGCACTTTGCCAAAAATACGTTTGGCGCAAATTTGTAATATGTGTTCATTGCTCTTATGTGTTATATAGGGCTTTCGCCCTGCTGGTTAAACTAAAACTCTTCGTACATAGTTTTTTTGCCGTTGATAACCCTTTTAGCATCGCTTATGCTGAAATAAACTTTGGATTCGTTGTTATCAATAATAACAAGTTTTTGTCCGAAACCATCTTCAAACATTGTAATTAAACGACCTTTATAAGTAACTTCTTTTATAACTATCTTTTTCATTGCTCTTATCTTTTAATTGTTAGTATTATTGGTTTCTTTTAGTATTGTAAAGATACTCATTATCAATGAGTTAGCCAAAATAAAACAATCTAAAAACTTTTACTTAAACTTTGTTTAACTTGTTGAGTAACAGTTGCTTATTCTGTTAATCTGAATTCGTAAGCAAATACATAAGGATTGGATTGAAAAACTCCTTTGCCGGAAACTTTGTCTATCAGGACAGCAAAGGCTTCTTTGGGGTTCTTAAACCACTGGGAAGCGAAATAACCGTTTTCTCCATTCAAAAAGGCATCATAGGCGTAAATAAGTGGGGATTCATCAGATATTACCTCTTGCCTAACAATCCCCTCTTTCAAGCAATCTTCATCGCTAATATCCTGTAGGCGTTCAACCTTGATTCCGGTTATTTTGATATGGTGGGGCATTAGGTCGGCTTTCACAAACATCTTATTAAAAAATCCGCTATTCTTTGGCATTATAGGATAACCATCTTCGTCTAATTCGTAATCAGGCATATTACCACAATCGCTATAGCTTTGCGCAATGGCGACAACTTCACCAATCTCGTATCTTGGTTTAACAAGGTGACATAGTAAATCCAATTCATTATATACTGCATAAACATGTCCGTTAAACACATAATTAGGATTAACCACTTTCTTCTCCCAATTTTCAAGTGGACGAAAACGAATAATAGGGAATCTAACACATTCGTCAATTTCTATAATTCTTCTCGTCATAGTCTTTCGACCATCCAATACAGCTTGGGTTAAGCCGAATTCATCTGAAAACATAATTTTCTTCATGGCTATTCCTCCTTGATTAAATCTGGGTTATCGTAGATGTTACCTACAACAAATAGTTCTATTGATAAAAATCCAAGAGGTGTAGTGTATATAAGGTCTTTGTTCTTTAGCCACCAAGCGCCCCGTTCACTATTCCAACACACAAAGTAATTGCGCTGCCCGTTGTTGAGTATATCCCCTTCATATATTTCTTTTCCGTTTTTGTCAAATAAGCCAGTGAATTGACCGATAGTATCCTCGTTCACGCACTCATTAAACATGTCTATACCCAAACCACGTAAATTAGCATAGACCCATTTTCCATTATCTATTCGTTTCCCTCTGAATTTTATTGTACGATTCATTTTATTCCTCCTTTTTTAATTCTTCACAATGCAACTTATAAGCATAGGCAAACATCTTCAAAGTAACAGGCTCAAAGTGAAAATCTGCCTGTTTGCCTTCTACTACAACAGAAACACATAAATCTCCATCACAAAAATCAATATATGCCACAGCATCGTCATTCCCTCTGATAGAAAAGGTCTGTGTCTGTATACTATCCATGATTCTCCTCCTTTCCTTTAAAATGTGCGATTAGCTCTTCTACGGTAGCCTTGTGGTAATGATTATCTCGTGCACAATCATCATCATTGGATTTACAAAAAATCCATTCTCCTATTTCAGCATAAACTGTTGCTTCTCCATTGTCCGATCTATCCCAATGATTTACATCGCAAATAAACCACTGATTTTCATCAGTATCATCCTTTAATGCGGCTATTGCCAAGAAAAGTTCTTCGTTAGTTCCGCAATCAATATTATTAGTTTTACGAATATCTTCATTGTCAAGCCATTCTGGATGTATAGAATGATAAACATTAAGATAGGCAGCTGTATACAAACAAGGCCTATCACATCTTAATGAAGAACAGTTATATCCCAACTCCTCCAACTTCTTCCGAAGCTCCGGTGTATTGCGTCTGATAAACGCTGCTGTTGTAAATCCCATAGTTATTATTCCTTCTTTACCAATTCAACTTCTGTCGGCTCTTCATCTTCCCATTTTACTTCGGGAAATAAAGATGAATCTAGCTTGTAGAAATCATGGGGATTGTCACTACATAATTGCCAACTTTCCGAATACTTCACAGGTTGCTTTTTATAAAGGTACAAATCACCGTCTTTGTCTCTTGCTATATACATAATTAATCTCCTTTCTAATATTTATTCGTCAAACTTCGGGTATATACATCCAACAATCAACTTTATCCCAATCACAATATATATGATTCTCTTCTGGATAAAGCCATTCTTTAGCTAGCTTATTCCAACGTAAAACCACTTTCCCGTATATTTGTGAAGAACATAATACCAGAGCATTATCTTCTGGGAAAGAATCATCTATACTTATCCACGGGGATTGCTTTGCGTGCCATTCTGCACCTTTTCGGAACATATTTAGCATTGCATTTCTGTCATATACAAGCCCGGCAAATGATAGATTTCTTGACGTACAAGCATAACTGAAAAACAATTCATTTATTGCTGCCGATTCTAATGTCTGTTTCATATTACTCTGTTTTACGGTTTTCTCTTAACTTTTCTTCAATGGCGGTCGTATTAGAAAGGCTACCAAGATTAGAAACAGTTGTTGTATTATTGGGCTTACAATACAAACACATTTGGGTAAAAGGTGAATATACTCTTCCACACTTCGGGCAAATCCATCCCTGCTGCCCGAACATTCCATTATATGGATTTACTGCACTTGATTCTGTTTTCATAATGATAGTTTTTTTATGTCATCCACTGATAGTTTGTCCTTTCCTTTGGCATATTCAAAGAATCCGACTACAGGACATACACATTCGGGAATAGTATAATCATCTGTTTCAGGTAATGTTACCAATATACTAAGTCCTACGCCATTGATATATTCGCAAGAAACGAATTTATCAAAGTCAATATATCTTTGTGCCTCCTTAGCTATGATGTCACAATTCTTTCGATATTCATCATAGTTTTTGATAGTACTATTAATAAATTTATCTATATTCATTTCTGTTTTAGTTATTTAGTTACTATTGTTCTATCACTCCTTACCACTTTCATCTTAGGCTTCTTAAACTGTTTGTCGCATGATGTATAAGGAAGCCAATACGATCTATCTTCATATAAATACTGATCTATTGGAACAAGATGAAATAGCTCATTGTCAAAATCTACCCCTATCAGCATACACTCTATATCAACTTCAGGATGTTTCTGGTGATAGACGATAATTTCACTATGTCGATAGGAGTAATGAATAAATTGATTGCGGGTCATGATTAGATCATTTTTCGTTTTTAAGTTCCTCTAATATTTTATTTCTCCTGATAATACCATACGATTATGCGGAAGGGGATTACGTATCTTCATTTTCGGCAGTTTCAGCTATATTCTTCAACTCTTCAAATGACGGAATCCAGCCGGTAGGCATAATCCCTGAAGCATTTATATATTGTATGGCAACCTCATATCTCTGTTTCGCAATTTCAATCATGCTGTTAGCTAAATTGATATTGCTCTTCTTGTTTCCTACGTAATCAGGCACCGGTTCTTCCCGTTTGATCTTTGCGTTTTTCAAAAGAATAAGAACTTGGTTTATCTCCCGCAGATGGGCTACTGTAGAGGTAAAGGCGTAATGGTATTCACTGTATTTGCTCATTTCTATACTGTTATTAATCAATTATTTCAAATGTCACTTTCACTTTTTTACAGCGAAAACCTTTCTTATACATCTGTTTCCATGTCAAATTAGTTCCGTCCAGCCAGTACCTGACGCAATCTCTTCGGTAATATTTTTGAGTATTCATCACAAGTGTACCATTTGGGTAGGTTATCATGTACATTATATCTTCACGCATATCGACTCCTTTTTTTCTTGTTATGGGTTAATGTTAACACCGTATTCATTCTTATCTTCTTGAGAAACATTGTACCAATTTTCACCAGTAGCTATACCTGCTATTCCTTTGCCTGTTAAGTCCTCTCTTGCTTCCAGTTTGTCAATAACAACCCGTATAGTTGGGTATGTTCCTGTATAGATGGTTGGAATAGTCCTAACAGCTTGCACCTGAAAAATATTAGGCACTTCTATGCCAAATAAATCATCTGGCACAACAGCCATTAAAATCATCTTTCCGCCAGGTGCTTTTTGACCTATCATATTAAAAAATTCGTTCTTCATATTTAGCTCCTTTCTGGCTTAGTTTTACGTTAATTAAAAAGCACCACCCTCACAAGCAAATAAAATGGAATCTACAACTCTATATCTATCCATTGACAATTCTTTCTGCTTTTTGAGGGTTAATACTTCTTCCCGTGCATCTTTTCACGGAGTTCGTTATACTTCATTTTGTGTTCTATGTGCCAGAGCAAATCGATATCAAGTATATCCGACAATACGAATACTTGTGTAATCGCATAATTAACCAGCTCTTCCAATGTGTATTTATAATTTGTAATATCTTTTACAATGGAATAAATATTCTCCGTAAAGGTTTTCTTCTTGGATACCACATTGACAAGTGCAAACCTGTTAAGATTCAGATTTCGCAATCCAGCCAAATCCAGTAAGCGGATTACAGCATCGGCTAACTCTTCCTCAATCGAACCTTTTATAGTTTCATTGTATGCGACTTCGTAACCACGTTCTTTGGGAATGTCTGGGTCTATCCCTTGACAAATGCGGCTGTTAGCAATCTTCTTATTATACCGATCAACATTGGCTCGTTTACCTTTTCTATCAGCTTCCACAGCTTCCATGAGTTCGGATATTACAAGGCAAAGACAGTGCTCGTTACTCAATTCCTGCTCGTGGAAACCGCGTTCACAAGCGGTTTTATATGCCCTATCACGGAGGGCGTTCAAATCTATTTTACTCATATCGGTTATATTTTACGTTAATCTTCTACTGTTTTAAACAGAGTAACTATCTTAATCCATCTCTTACGCTCACCCAAAGCCTTTGCAGCTTCCATTTGAGCTTGTTGATAATGACAATGCGATTTGTCGAGAATGCCATCAAGCCAATATTTTTTATATTCCTCTGTCCGGTAAGCTAATCTGAAGGTCTCCGTGAATAAAACGTTGTCTATTTCAAATTGAACAAAGAAATTGTCTGTTTTAAGCATAGATGTTCCTTTCTAATTTGTTTTACGTTAATCAATTGCAGGTTCATACGTGTAGTATTTCCATCCTTTATAAGAGTTTTTCCAATTACAATAGTCTGATGCATCTTTTTCTTCAAAAAATACAGCTACGTTGTGTCCGTAACAGTCATATACTCTATATTTCTTCATATCTCTTTTGTCTTTAATATGGGTTTATACAATTTTTCAAAGCGTTCTTCCACTCATCCTCTGTTATTTGGATCATATCATCATAAAGATTAAACCCTATAATGTAACATCCTCTCTTATAGTTATTTTCGATATATTCACAATGAAAATATCGAGATTCTTTATCAAACATACCTTCAGGGGTTAGTTGAAATATCTTCTTTCCTTCCTTATACCACCTGTGAGGTATTTTTTTGTTGAAATGTTTTACAAAAGCGCTCATGTCTATCTTGTTTTGAGCCTAATTAGGCTACATCGTTAATACTAATTTCTCCTTTCAACCAACCTACGGCTTCTGATTCAGTATCAAATTCTTCTACAAAACACTCGTTGGAAGAATTATCAAAAGCAACGTACTTGCCGGATTTATCATCAAAAAAACAACCTTTTGTTTCAGGATATTCATTGATTGCACAATCACCATCTTGTAATTGATAGCGTGGCTTTTGGGGCAGTCCAAATTCTACAGCTTCTAACAAGGAATAGTAAGGGTCATCAGGTCTATATCTTACGTCTCTAAGAAGATAAGATAGTACACCTCTTGCGGCTTCTGCTCTGAATATTCCATCTTCATCAGGGGCATACTCTAGTACGCCGTCATCTTGTAATTGTTTCATATTTTTGTTGTTTTACGCAAATCCTTGATAATTCTTCAAGAACTTGCAAGGGTTAATTAATATTATCCATCAGGTGGTCCGCTATCGCATACACCACCAGGTAAAATAAGATGTTCACTCCTAGGAGAAGGAGGATGTTTAGGAGTATTCTCATAACTAATCCAGCTTCTCGTTACTTTCGAAAATATGAGCAAACGTACTTTTTTCATCTGATAGATCGAGTCCAAGTTGTGAAGGGTGACGTTTGATGTAATTATAAAATGCGAACATCTTCTTGTCATCGTCACCGCAGCGGTCTACCAACAGCCGGATGAAAGCCAGAAGACAATCGGAGTCGTTTCCGAAGTTTTCCTGTGTGGAGAACTGTGTTTTATCCACATCTTGTTTCAATTTCCGGATCGCGGCTATTGCTGTGTTGAAATTGCGTTTCGCATCGTGGCGTAATTCATAGCCTTGCTTTCCCATTTCGCTTCTCAAATCATAGAGAAGGGTTTCTACGACATCTGTCAACACGTATGCTAGGTTGAGGGTCGTATTAAGATTTGTTGTTCCTACTAACATTGTTTATTATACATTTTTCAATTCCACTTATGCGCCATGAACTTTTCGATGGCTGCTTTACTTTAGTGTACAACGAGCATCGTTTGCATATAGGCTTCAGATGCCTTCCGTCGTAATGAATACCGTTACAGATTACCGGATAACTTTGGAGTATCATCTGTTCGGTTATTGGCATTGTGATTTAGTAGGTAGATAACAGGCATGAGAATAGATTGAGTGAGCCTGTTGAGTACCACTTCTTTTTCAGTTAATTTTCTTCTTGTTTTCATTGCTCTTATATTTTATATGTTTCTGATTTACAGGTGTAAAGTTACTTGATTTGTAAATTGTAAACAAACGTTACTTTTCTTATTTGCATAGCTTTAGATTAAATTAACCTGTTGCAAATCAGCTATTTCCTTCTGCTATTTCCTGTAAGGGGGATGAGATTGAAACTCTTGAATCGGTCAACAAGTCGATCAGCAAAACGCTTTTTAAATTCTTCTGCATCAAGATTGCTTGTTATGTGATACATCTTGCCAAATTGCTGGTAAATCTCATATCTTGCATATAAAAATTCATCTATCACACTGTTTAGACTAGTGCCATAACTTTTCTGATTCTCCGTTTCCAGCCCTATATCGTTCAAGCAGATATTAAACGGCTCCGGTTTAAACCCTTTCGATTGTCCTTCATTGAACGTATGTCGGTCGATATGGCCATTCATCTTGTAATAGTTCATCATTTGAGTAACCGATAGATTCTCAAAAGTATTCGGGTTATGAGTCAATCGTAAATAATCAGAAAAAATCTGCATAAGCATCGTTTTACCGGTACCTGGTTCTCCGACAAGTAGCAGGTTTTTATGGATTTTGTAATCTTCATCTGGGAAAACCTGTTCTGCATACCGGCATCCATTGAAGTAGTAAAGCAGGAAAGACAACACCTTTGAGTTGTTTTCGTCTACTTCAAACTCTCTGAATTCACGTCCCATATAGTTATTCCCGATATACCTGATAAAATCACGATGGGCATAAAACTCATTGGGATTCGTCAAGTCATATTCAAAATCTTGAAGAATAGTCTTTCTGTGGCGCTCTATCAGATTCCCGATCTGCTCCTTTTTCAGTTTTGCTGCAAATGAATTTCTCTGTTGGACCTGTTGTAGTTGATCCGATAGTTCCTTTTCCTGAATTTCCATTTTTTGCCTTAGAAACGATTTCGTTATACTTCGAGTTAATATTAGCTACGCTAAAGTTATCCAGTAACCAACTATCCTTGACGGACGTGAGGAACACTTGGAGAGCGTACAACACAGAGGCATCATCAACGGGCATCTGTCTTTGTTCCCGTGAAAATGTTAGCTTACGAAGCAACTGGGACATATTGCCAGCATCTTTGGCAGTCCAGTAATATTCTTCGCCAAAAGTATTTCTGAAATGTTCTTCAAAAGCCTTTCGAGCGTTAGCATTTAGGCTATTAGCCCGTTTAGGCTTTGCAGGATTGTCTTTAGCAATCTTTTCTTCAAGTTCCTTAATTCTGGCTAAAGCCTCATTCAAGGCATGATCTTTTTCAGAAATAACTTTTTCTAAATCCTCAAACCCCTTGGGGGGTGTGGGGGGAATAATAATATTCTCTTTACTTTCCTTTACTTTACTTTGTGTGATTACTTCGGAGTTTATTGGCATTTCTTCCGAATTAATAGCTATTTCTTCCGAAGGAATTACAGTTTCTTCATCAGAAACAATAATAGAGAACTCTTCGACTCTACTTTTCCGCTTCGCTTGTCTGCATATAAAGTTGTACTGTTTCTGAATTCCTTTAGATGTTAAAATCTTCTCCTTATCATATAATTCTTTGGATAATAACCCTAGTGCCATACAGCATTTAATGACCTCAAGTATATACGACTCTTCAAACCCGGTTTGTTCCGATATAATGAAAGCCAACTCTTCATCCCACCTCACGTAGTACCCACTTTTGTAGATAAGACATAGCAGGAGAGCATATACAGTTATAGCCTTGCCACTCTGGTACTTGATTAGTTTCCTTATCTTTATGTCTTGAAAGAAATTTATATCAAAAGGAAAGTAGTCCAGCCCAACTTCTTTATTTCGAGCCATATTAAGTATTCATATATTAAAAACAGCGGCTTTCAAGTTTCTATACCTTTGATGTGGGATTAAGGTATGTACTCCAAGAAAGCCTGTTTAATATCTTGTTTATCATCAAATCCCACTAAGATGATTAATTATTTTTCACGGTGTAAAACTAATCAAAAGTGGCGTAAACTCAATCACTTTTGATCTGTTATTTTTTCGTGATTAACTTTATTTTAATATCCAGTCTTATTTAACCGCAAAGCTTCCTTTTCATAACTCAATAGAGTACGTAATGCGTCTAACTGATGCGTTGCTGAAGCGTTAAGTCGATCTAGTCGATCAACTAAGAATGATTCGTTTTCTGCAATACTATCAAGTAAGGCATTTTGTACTTTTGCAGACAAGCAGTTTTCCTGTGCTATCTTAATAATGGTGTTTTGTATTTCATCCGATTTTCTTTTGCGAAGCATTCTTTTAGCATCTGCAAGCATTTCACCGGTTCTTACTACATATACCATAGTAGCTGCAATCCTTTCCTGTATTTCTACAGGGTTGTTTTGGCATGTAATATTCAGGAATCCACTTATTTCTTCCATTTCTTGTATGATAGGGAGTAGGGGACAGTCGTTTATTTTACACGAGCCTGTACCATCATTTTTAGGGCAGTATTCACAGTTTATTTCCATAATGATGTAATATTAATCTTTAGGTGAAAATTCATATTTGAGCTCTTTATCGTCAAGTATGTATTTTTTGAATAACTCATTTGCATCTATTCCGTTATGTTCCAGATATAAGATGTAAGTATAAAAAAAGAGCAGCTGCACTTCCTTCTGTCAAATACATATTCGTTTGGGTAGCGCGTCCGGAACTTTGAGGATTTTCTACCGATAACAGGTAGGCATCTTCTTCTGTATGCGCAACGGTAACAAGACGGTGATCTGCAAATTCGCACCTAACCATATTATTGATTGCTACTTTTCTTGCAGATTCATTATCAAATCCAAGGGTAATTTCACCAATGTTTTTACTTTCTTCCATAAGAGGTACTATGCTTTTATAGAGTCGTTAATGTATGATGCCAACATTTCTCCTAATGTATGAAAACGTCTCAAACCTGCTAAAACAAGACTACCGCTCATTCCACTGTGACCTTGTTTAAAGAATAAAGACCGGCATATTTCAAATCTTTCCAGTTGTTTTTTAGAGGTATCATTCAATACTGCAACCAATTCTAACCAGCAGTCAAGTTCCATGCCATGATACAGGTCATTCAATCTGATAGGGACGATTTCATTCCATAATTCCAAATATTCTTCCGGAATAATGCCTATTGCACGTTTTCGATAATCTTCTATCAGTTGAGGAATTTTTGTCTTAAATTCAAACTCCCTTATCACATAGTCCTCATGCTCCTTGCGCAAGCGTTCCTCATATTCTAATTTTGTCACGCCAAGAACTTTAGTATAAATTTCATCTATGGTTTCAGTGGAATACAGTACTTTCCCATTAAACTCTCCGCAGCACGGAGCATTTATTTGCAAATCTTGATATGCTTTATCAATGTCTTGTCCAGCATAAAATTCAATAGTTTTCATTGTTATATTAATATTATAAGTCAAATAGACTTGTTTGTACTAGAATACCTTTATTAGTTTTTATCTCTCCGTGACATTCATAACGGAAACGTGAATTGCCTTCTTTAAAATAGAGCTTGTCTTTTTCACATCCCCAGTAATCGAATCCTAGCTTGTAAGCTGCAATCCGGCTACTTTGACTACCCATGTGAGCATCACCGATCTTATAACCGGGGTTAGCATATTGATTGAGTAACCATCCATATAGAATCACAGGCTTTTGGCAGGGGTGAATCCGCTTTTCATTCAACTTTTTGTTTCCTTGCTGGATAATTGCCTTAGATAAATCTTTTCCGCAATAGGTTCCCTGAATCATGCTTCGCCACATGCAATATACAAGGTCAGTTCTGTCATTCATACTGCAGTAAGCTATTTCACAATCGTATTGGTCAGTATCACCATTTAGCTTATCCCAAACAATGCGTCCACCGGTAAAGTCGTAATTAAAGTAGTTTACTCCCCATATTATCTGATTTCGGCTAACCCTTTTTACTTCATCGAAATATTCTGGAGGGGGAACTCGTGAATCCCAATCGGATTTCGGATAAACGGATTGTTTGACAGGCAATATGTTTCCATTATTCTGTTTTACTGTATTGGGCTTAATCGAAGGATTATCTGCTCCAATTCCGTATGGTGGATCATCTATGAACAAATCAAAGAAGTTATCTGGGAATTTCTTTAAGAAATCCATTCGGTCTATATTATATACTTCGCTTATTGGCATGGCTATTCCTCCACTAGTCAAATAACACAAACTCGTAAACAAATACAAACGGATTACTTTCCCATACGCCTTTGCCGGAAACTTTGTCTATCAAAACTTCAAAAGCATCACGAGGTGTACAATATGGTTGTTTTTCTTTAGGTACATAATAAGCATCCATAAAGTGAGTGGATTCAGAGCCGCATTTTCCTTTTATAATCCCCTCTTTCAAGCAATCTTCATCGGATATATCCTGCAAACGCTCTATTTTTACATTGGTTATCTTTATGTGATGCTTACAAGCATACGACTTAACGAACATTTTGTTATTCCATCCTGCGGAATCCTTCATAAGACCGCGAATACTCAAATCTTTCGGATGTCTGTCTAGTGAGTCTGGAGTATAGCCTGAATCCCTGTAGCTTTGTGCAATGGCAACAACTTCACCAAGTTTATATGGCGCATTATTAAGAAAAAAATCTTTTTCGTCGTAATATTGACGTTCTGTAGGTACATTTTCAACACTTACGTTGTTGCAAAAATCATCGTAATCAGTCCATCTATCTAATAGTTTTTCACTTACAATTCTTCTCGTCATAGTCTTTCGACCATCTAATACGGCTTGGGTTAAGCCGAATTTGTCATTGAACATTATTTTCTTCATGATTATTTCTCCTTGATTAATTCCGGATTATCGTAGATGTTACCAATCACGATAGTATCATCCATTTTTGTAAGATCAGATTGCCCGAAATAGAATAAATTTCGACCATTAGAAAGTTGAAAACTACAATTACGATATAGGATAATAGCTGTATATTCTTCTGGATCAAAACCAAATGTAATAGTGTGAAGAATATCCCCTTCGTAAATTTCCTTACCGTTCTTGTCGAATAAACCGGTAAACTGACCTACTGTTTCGGGACAGACTTCATACATACCGATGCTTTTCCCTATTTCAATATCATTTAAGGGTGGGATAACAGCATACCTATCCTTTTCGATCTTAATAAGGGAGCCAAGCAGCCATCCATCACCGTATATGCTTTTCCCTCTGAATTTTATTGTACGTAACCCCATAGTTATTTATTTTTAAGTTCTTAATATATTAATAGCCCTTTCTACGTCACGTTTGGATATTCCACGTAAAGCATGAGTTTTTATGAAATGTTTCTTTTGAGAAAGCAACATATCTGGATCATCATCAAGGATTACATAATTAGTGACATCTTGATGTTCCCATAACCAACGGTCTATTTCTACGCCACGACATAGACCGTAGTGTTTGTCCCTTTCTAAATATTTAAAACCATACATTCTTGAAGTAATACCTACGATATATTCAGGATATGGAAAAGGATTATGACCATAAACTGTTTCTTGCGTTGTAATAGCTTCAATAGTCTGTTCTAATGTATATCTTCTCCAAGAAGAGGATATAACTATTTTGGCTCCGGTAGCATCGCAAATCTGTTTGACTAGCTTAACCTTTTCATTATCAATAGTCCATTTACTTTTCAGTGTGGTTATTACACCGTCAAAGTCAAGAAAAATAATCTTATTCATTTCTATTCTTATTATGAATAATATACAACTCCTCTATTGTCCACAGCAGCTTTCAGAATGTCCATATATACACAGTAGCTATTGTAATTGTCTGGAATAACTTGTTTTGCTTTTTCTTTGAAATCAGAAAAGTCTTTATATAACTTCTCTGCAATAACATAATCGAATGAACCTTCGTTATCTGCGAAATTTATAAACTCAACAAAAGGTTTACCAACCCATTCATTTATATTATTCCAGATAACACCAGGCATTACACCATGAGCCATTAAACATACTTGTTCGCGAAAGCAATTATAGCCATGATATGACATACTCAAATTAGGATTATTCAAATATTCAATATTATATACACCTTCTTTAAATTTAGTCAGGTGGTGTATTGGCAAGAAATCTAAACTGAAAATATATCTTGTATCATCATATTTTTCTTCTATTTCTTTAGTATATTCCTTGTCGAGGTATTTTTTTACTTTTAAAGCTGATATATCTACTCCCATAATTTTACTCCTTTCTTATTTTATTACGAACATTGTAAATAAATTGTCGTCCCATCAGTACTGATACTGCCTACTTCAAATTGTGTCCAAGAGTTATCCCAACATTTTGTCCCGGGTGGAACCTGTATGGAAACATTGACATCTCCATTTCTATCGCATTGGTCTAATGCTTCTTCAAACTTTTCTAAGAATTCATCTAAGCTCATATTACCAATGTTATTTAGAGGTGGGGAGTAATAATTCTGCTATATCTTCTTTCAGCAAGCCATGTTCGTCCAGCTTGGCTACGATTTGAGATGCAAACAGTAAATCATATCTTTGTTTCATCTCGTCACCAAATTTTTTAGCTAATTCCGTAATTTTTGCATCAGCATTATGGAAACCACAATTTGCATTAAATTGGCTTTTAATCCAATTTTCAATAGATATTTCTTTGTCAGAATAATAGCTTTCTCTTATCATTCCTGTTGAAATAATGTCAGCGACAAGTGCTTGTATTTGCTCTCTAAGTGTATCTGTTACTTGCTGCTTAACGACATTGGTAATCTCATTTTCAATCTGCGTAAGCATCAATTTCTTAATTTGATGGCAGACATCATTTTTGATCGCCTCTTTTAACTCTGCATCAAACCCGTTAGAATCTTCGTCTAACCAAAACTCGTCAATTTCTACTGTAAATTTCATATTACTATTATTTATGTTGTTAATAAAATCGTTTTATATACTATTTTTCAACTCTATATTACCTTGAATAATCAAGGATGATAGTTGTTATTTCAAATCGCATGATTCGCTTAGAACCACTTAAAATCGATAAAACAGTGACAACCATTTTTCAGATTGTCACTGTGTCGATTGGCATCAACTTAATGTGCGAGACGAAACCCTGACACTACTTTCATTCTTAGTTAGCTCCCATCCGGCTACCGTAGTCGAAGTAATCGGCTTGATTACGAGAAGACCGGGAAACCTTTAAGCTATTCGATAGTTCGATTCTCAACTTTTCGTTTTCTGCTTTTAACCGGTAACACTCCGCTCTGTATTGTGCGCATTCAGTGAATGACTTTAACATTGCGAGGTATTGGCTTATTTCTACCTTAATCATTGCTTTATAGTTTATATTATTATCTCATTATACTCCCATTGACGCGCTGTGTAGTTCTTATATAGTCATCCAGTAGTTCATGAAGGATGAAGTCTGGATAAACATTGATTGTACCGAAACGCTCGATATTTACCTTATTTACTGGATACCCTCTTTTCCTACATAGGCGTGCAGCATCATTGCTAAGCTTTGAAATGTCACTTACATAGATCGGCAATTTGTATCTTTGGATATATGATGACATCGTAGAACATCCATAGTTACCGATACACTTTGAAGACAACTTTTTTATTTCCTCTTCGAGTGCGCTTAATCTTAGCTCTGTAGTTTTAAGCCTTTTCTCTTGTTCTACATTCGTTTGAGCTAGCTGAAGGATAAGTTCGGCTTGGCTCATTTCAACTGTTGAGTTCAAAATATTGTCCATTGCTCTAAATTTTAATGTTCTGATTACTCGGTTATCTCTCTAATTGAAAGTTCAGGGAATCTATCACCTTTCACGTGCATTGACATGACATACATATAGCAGAAATCAGCTGCCTGTTCGTATGTTTCAAACTTAAATGTTACGCTTGAACCTTTCTTAGAAACTTCGTATTTCATTGTTTTATGTTTTTGAGTTAGTAATATTGATTTGATATGTAAAGCTACTCATTATCAGTGAGTTAACAAATAAATTATCTCTGAAAATACTTTACTTAAACTTTGTTTAACTTGTTGATTCTTAGATGCTTGTTTGATTAACTTGTACTAACTTTGATGTCAATCACCTACGTAACGTGAACCGAATCTACCAGCACTGTTTACATTGTAATAAGCCGATGCAGGAATGTTCTTATTATTGTAACCTTCGTGCATTGTAGCCTTAGCAGCTTTGCTCATCGCTTCGTGTCTTTCTGCCAAGAATTTATCAGTTCTTTCCTTTACCGCTTCTACTGTGAAGTTGGCTTGGAGTTTTGCAAGTCTCCATGCTGACTTTAAACATTCACCGAAGGTCTTACCTTGCTTCTTACCTGAATACTTGTAGTTTCTGTGAGCGTTCTTGAATATTTCTGATAAATTGTAGCGTTTCATATTCTTTTTATTTATGAGTTATTTTTGATGATGTAAAACTAATATTATAATATTGATTTTCCAAGAGGGTTGTAATATTAAAACATTGTATTAACTTTATTTATCAATATTGTAATATTACACTGTCAATAATGCATTATCTTTATCCCCAAATTAAAAGAGCATGGAAAGAATTATATCATTAATGAAAGAAAAGGGAATAACTAAAACTGCATTATCTGAACGCTTAAATATTAAGAATCAGAATTTTAATGCTATGCTAAAAAATCCCACTTACGAAACATTATCTAAAATCGCCACCGCCCTCAACGTCCCAATGTGGCAGCTATTCGCGTCCCCGGAAGAGGTGCAGCTTCCCTCAAACGCCCATTCTATCAAATGCCCACACTGCGGAAACGAGTTCTCGGTTAGTGTGAATGTCGAACTTAAAACACAAAACAAAGATTAATAACTACATAGTCATGAAATTAAAACTATGCTTCATATCAATTCTATTTGTATCAGTATTACTATGCTCATGCGAAAGTCCAAAGATTGAAAATGACGAGCAAGTATTGGAATATGATGTGATCGAGATTGACTCTTGTGAGTATATAATGGTTCAATCCGAAACGTATGCTTGGAAGAAAGTAACAAGTATTGCTCACAAAGGAAACTGTAAGTACTGCCAAGAAAGACGAAAACATGAATTTGACAAATAATATAAGCCATGAAACGGATAAAGCTCACAAAGGAAGAAAAAGAAACACTTAGGATCGTTGATAAGTTCAACGGTAAATGTCCTTGCGGTTTCCCTTTGCACGTCTACAACTTGTCCGTCCGATCACTTGAAAGGAAAGGACTAATAAAAGCCGCCTATCTGGAAGGTGGAGCAGTAGAAGATGCCAAAACTACCGATGAAGGAAAACACTACCTTTGTGAGAATCCCAATTTACGAAATCCTATCAACTGGACTGTTATCGGAGTAATAGCCGGGATACTTTCTCTTATCGTGTCTGTTATAGCCTTATTGATAAGCTGTACTGCAATGTATAGATGAATAAGAGGGATGCATTTGCATCCCTTTATTTATATTAGCTAAGAATTAATAAGATTAATGATCCCTTGCCTGCCAATTCCGGTAATCTTTCTATGGTAGATAATATGACCGTTGTCAGCAACCTCTTGTTTTATATCAAACCAACCAAGCGTAGAGTATTTAGTGTATGGTACCCACGTCTGATTAATTTTGTATTGTACGCCAAGTTCTTTTAAACGGTTATTAAGTTCAATTGCCGATTTTAGCCCTAGCTCTTTAGCAACCTCCGTACATGTATAGGTTTTATTTACATGGGTAAGAACAGCAACCTGTTTCTCGGCTTCAATACGTGCAGACCGTTCTTCTTTTAGCTTAGTGAGAATCTCGATTCCGAAATCCGGGTTGTTTAAGATTTGGTCTATAACGTTATCGGTAGCATAGATACCATGCTTTCGGATAGAAGGAAGGACTTCATCACATACCCAATCTTGAAACTGTTCAGCATTAGGAAGATTACTTCTCATTATTAACCTATATACATCCTTTTCCGGAATATATACCATATTAGTTCCACCAATTCCGTTTCCATGTGGGCAAAACACCTTTTTGCCTGATTTGCAATGTCTTTGTATTGCATCAGCTGTATCAGAATATCCCAATGCAGTTGCTACGTCCTTTGCACAAAACAAAGGTTCTTCACTTGTTCCGGCTACTCTAACTTCACCAAACGATTCATTCTTAAAAATCTGAATGTTGTCCATAATAATGTCTTTTCGTTCGAGGACGTACCGCACTTCTTCATGCGGAGATAAAAAGGCGAAAGCCATGCAGGGGGTTGTGACCTACACAGCTTTCTATATCTTAATCCTCTGATTAATTCTAATTTTAATAAGTACAACCCAACGCATTGCAAATATAATAATAAT